ATTTGAAAAGGAGCTTTTAGATCTTGAACAGCAACTTGTGGCCACAGGAAATGCAGACTGGAACCCAAAAGGTGATGCATTAAAGAAAAAAATAGTAGGCATAAAGGATGCAATAAAAGATCAAAGAGTTGCCTTAAAAGACTTAAACGGCCAAAGGACAAAGGCTAAAAAAAATCAAGAAGATTACACCAAAGGGTTAAACAAAACTTCTGGAGTTGTTAAGGTATTAAATAAGTTAACAGGTGGTCTGGCTGGTGAACTTTTAAATTTAGGTAAAGCAGCCAAAAAAGGTGGTAAAGCAATGAGAGTTGCACTTATTAGCTCTGGTATTGGTGTAGCTGTGGCTTTAGTTGGATTTTTGGTTGAACACTGGGACACCATAGGTGAAACTTTAGGATTTATAAACAAAGACTTAGAAAAGCAATTAGATCTAAATGAAGCTAATAAGGGGGTTATAGATAGCGAGTTATCATTATTAGAAAAACAAATTGATTTTAATAAAAAACGTGGCATATCTAATACTGAAAATTTAAAACAACTAGAAAAGCTATTAAATGCAAAAAAGTTAATAGTAGAGGCAGATATTGGAATACTTAAAACGCAGATATTAAGAGCAAAAATGGCTGCGCGAGAGCTGAGCTGGTATGATAAAATAAAAATTGCTGCACTAGAGCAAGTTAACGCGTATGGTAAGATTGCTGAAATAAGGGCAAAGGCTCTGGCTAACAACGATATTGATTTAGAGGACCAGCAAGAAATAAACGCTCTAACTGAACAATTAAACAACTTAAAAATAGAGAGTTTAGAGATAGATTCAAAATTAGATCCACAAGATACAGACGAAGTAAAGGCTAAGAAAAAACTTTTAAGCGATCTTGATAAACTACAACAGCAAGCCTTAGAGGAAAATTTAAGTAAGCAAGAAAAAGAAATACAAGGGGTTAGAAATAAATATGACAAAATAATAAGAGAAGCAAAAGCTGCTGGTATTGAAACAGGTTTAGTTGAGGAAGGAAGGCTCCAAGCTATTGAGGTTATCAATGCCAAGTACAGGGCTATAGATCTTAAAGAATTTGAAAAAAATGAAAAAATAAAAAGAGATATACTTGATCGCGTAGGTGTTGAAGGATTGGAGGCCAAGATAATGGCGATAGAGGTTCAAGCAGAAGAGGATGCCGCAGAACTAGAGAGGCTAGGCGCTCACAGGGATCAAATCGAGGCCGTATATCAAGCCAGTGAAGATAGGATAGCAGAAATAGTAAAAGGAGCTTCCGATAAAGTAGTAAAACAAAATGAAACTGATGGGAAAAAAGATGTAAAAACCGCAGAAGAAGTGGCGGCAGCAAAAGATGAGGTTATATGGAATTCTGTTGATAATATAGATAAAAGTTTTCAAGCGCTTGCAGCCTTAGACGAAGAAAACAAAGGGCTACAGGCTACGGCACTTATTGCAAGCAACTTGATTGGTGCAGCCAAAACAATACAAAGCACAGTAGCGGCAAACGCAGCGGCTACAGCGGCATTTCCTCTAACCGCTGGGCAGCCATTTGTAGCAATAAATACGATTGCGGCTGGTTTAGGTATTGCAGCGAGTGCGGCGGCAACTCAAAAGGGTTTGGCAGCACTTGGAAAAGGTGGATCAACAGGCGGTGATACAGGTTTAGGTGGAGCTGGTGGACCAGCAGCGCCAAGTTTTAATTTGGTGGAGGGTACAGAATCGAATCAAATTAGTGAAAGTATACAAGGCGGTAACGAACCAATTAAGGCCGTAGTAATTTCTGGTGACGTAACAACGGCCCAACAAGTTGATCGCAATATAGTAGAAGGAAGTGGGCTATAGAAATTATCTATACAAAAACCATAACAATAAATAAAATTTATCGTTTATAATATATGAAAACGTTTGAAGCTAAGTTTAAGGACAATTCAGATGGAGTTTTTGCTATTAGTTTAGTAAGCGCCCCAGCCACAGGTGAGCATTATATAGCTCTTTCAGAACAAGAAGAGATTGTAAAACTTTCAAAGGTAGACGAAGAGCAGCGTATTTTAATGGGTTTAGTTTTACAGCCTAACCAATTAATCTACAGAAAACAAGACGATACAGAATTTAATATAGTATTTTCAGAAGATACAATTAAAAAGCTATCACATAATTTTTTCAAATCTGGGTTTCAATTAAACTCCAAGCTTGAACATGATACGCCTATTGAGGGCGTTAGTTTCGTAGAATCTTGGCTAGTTGAAAATTCAGATATAGATAAATCGGCTAACTTTGGTTTAAGCTATCCTAAGGGATCGTGGCTTGCTACAATGAAAGTTGACAATGATGAGATCTGGAAGGATTATATAAAGACAGGAAAGCTAAAAGGTTTTTCTGTTGATGCAATGGTAGATTTACAGGAAGTTAATTTAAAATCCAATATAAAAATGAGTGAAGAAAAAAAGAATCTTCTTGAAAAGATGGAAATCTGGTTTACAGAAAACATCTTAAATCAAAAAGAGGTTAAAATGGGCAGCGTAACTAGCGGCGATATTACAATCATGTTTGATGGTGATAAATTAGAAGTAGGAACTTCTTTGTATATTATGGTTGAAGATGAGAAGGTATCTTTACCGGATGGTGAATATCCTACAGATTCTGGTATGATCTTAGTAAAAGATGGCCGAGTTGAGGAAATGGGAGAAAAGCTTGAAAAAGATGGGAAAGAAGAGGCTCCTAAAAAAGAAGTAAAAGAAGACGAAGAGGTTGAAATGAAAGAGGTTCAATTTGAAAAGGTAATGAAAATGTTAATGAGCAAGCAAAACGAAGGTTTTGAGGCCAAACTTTCAGAACTAAAATCTTCTTACGATGTACAACTTGCAACAGTTAATGCAGAATTGGTAGAGTTAAAATCTATAAAGGCAGAATTGGTAGAGCTAAAAGCGCAGCCAGCAAGTAAGCCAATTATAGGGAAACCTGTACAAGTAGAATTGACAAAGAAGGGCAGATTATTAGAAAAATTAAGAAAGTAATAAATAAATAAATAAATAAAAAAATGGCAACAACAACAACAGTATCAAGTAACTACGCTGGAAAAGCGGCTGGTGAGATAATCGGTGCAGCTTTTCGCGAAGCAGATACACTTAGATTAAATTTATTAACTGTAGCGGAAAACGTAAATTACAAAATGAATTTACGTAAAATCGCATACACAAATGGAACTACAGATTATTCTTGTGGATTCGTACCAGAAGGTGCGGTTACTTTGAGTGAAAAAGTTTTACAGATTGAAAAACTAATGAACCCAATACAGGTTTGTAAAGAAGATTTCAGACAAACTTGGAGTGAGGATTCAATGGGAGCTAGCGCTTCAAATCCAAACGCACCAGCAGATATCATGGAAGCAATTTCTATGGAATTATTGGCTTCACAAGCTGAAAAGATCGATACAGATATCTGGACCGGATTAGCGGCTACAGATGGAGAGTTTGCTGGTCTTATCGAGCAATTCACAGCAGATGCAAACGTAGTAAAAGCTGGAAACGGTATTACGGCACTTGGAGCAGCTACAACAGAAGCAAACGTTGAAGCTCACTTAAAGGCAGCACTAGAAGCTGTACCAGTATCAATTAGACGTAAAGACTTAACAGTTGCAGTTTCACCAGACGTATTTCAAGCATACTGGTTCTACCTTGTGTCAAAAGGTATTGCAAATGACGGTAACGCAGAAGCGAAGCAAGTAAGATTTGGGCGTTACACAATTACAGAAGTAAACGGATTACCAGATAATACTATCGTTATATTTGAACCTAAAAACGTAGTTTTTGCTACAGGTTTACAATCTGATATGAACGAGCTTTCAATGGTAGACGAAGATTCTATCGGGCTTTTAACAGGTCAAGTACGTGGGAAATTAGTATACGGTGCTGCTGTAGGTTATTACAACAGTGAGGATATCGTATGGTTATTGACTACACAAGCATAATTAATTAATCAAAACAAAAGCTATCAGTTGGTATAACTGACTGATAGCCAATGTTTTATAAAATATAAACACAAATGGCGTGCGATGTAACACAGGGCAGATCTAAAGTCTGCAAAGATGGGCTGGGAGGCCAAACAGCTTTATATTTATATAATAGTATAGAAGATGCATTTACAGTGGTGGCTGGTGAGGCTACAGCGATTAATGCTGGATTAACAGAGGTTTTTAAGTACGAACTAGAAGGCGATGGTAATACCTTAGAGCAATCTATGGAAGGATCAAGACTAACTGGATCAAGAGTAAATACGCAAACCTTAACAACTTTACTTAAAAAGATAGATGCTGCAACCAATGCAGAATTAAATCTTTTAGTAGCTGGATATCCGCAAGCAGTTGTTGAAGATAGAAACGGAAAACTTCACGCTTTGGCACTTGATGACGGTATGGATTTTACCGTAGTTTCAAGCAGTGGTGGCGCAAAAGCTGATATGAACGGTTATACCTTAACTGGTGTAGCAACTACAGCAACACTTGCACCGATACTAGATTCTGCAACGGCAACAGCTTTTAAAGCTTTAGTAGCGTAAATATTATATAAATATATATATCTTAAAACCCTGTTTTTAATTAAACGGGGTTTTTTTATAACAATAAATGACTTTTTTCGTTTTTAATATATGATAGTTGTAAACCCAACAGACGTAACTCACAATGTAGAAATAGTATCAAGAAAATCACCTAGCAGCACAACTTTTACGCTAGAGCTGAAAGACGATATCACAAAGGTTGTTACTTCTATTGTTGTTACTTATACTGTAGTTAATCAAGGCAGAATCAACTTTAGCTTTGATCACAATTTTAATAGTGGTGATAGCTATCAAATAAAAATATTAGATGTAGATAATACGATTCTTTACAGAGGCCTATTATATGCAACCAGTCAAGTAACACAGGAATTTGAGTTAACAGATGGTAAATACTTTTGGAGCTAAAACATGGATATAAAATTAATTACACTGGCCAGCTACGTTAAGCCACAAATAGTAGAAAATAAAAACAAAAATTGGGTTTTAAATGGTCCAAAAAATAGTTTTTACCAGTACATTATTGATAGAAATAATGGATCTGCAACTAACTCTTCTATAAACAGCACATATATAAGCTTGATATACGGTAGAGGCCTTGATTTTAAGGATGGTTTAAAAGGTGTTAATGATTGGGCATTGCTACAAAAATATCTAAGACCACAAGAGCTTAGAAAGGTTATTGCTGATTTTCAAATATTCAATGAATATTCAGTACAGGTTATAAGAACAAAAGGCGGCGGCTTATCAAGTATAAAACACTTGCCAAAGCAATTAGTTGCACCTTCTATAAAAAACGAAGATGGCGAAATTGAGAGTTACTGGTACAGCGAAGATTGGAGCAATACAAACAAGTACAGGCCAGAAGAGTTTTCAGCTTTTGGAACTTCAAAAGATGCTATTGAAATTTATGTAGGTAGGCCGTATAGAGTTGGCGATGAGTACATAAGTAGCCCAGATTATTTGGCCGGTTTACAGTATGCTGAAATGGAAGAGGAAATTTCAAATTTGAATATCTCTTCTATAAGAAATGGATTATCTGCTGGTTATATAATTAACATACCAGACGGTAAAAGCTGGGGTGACGAGGAAAAAGACGAGTTTGAAAGACAAGTTAAAAAGAAGCTTACTTCTAGCTCGAACGCTTCCAACTTCATTATTTCGTTTAATGGCCGAGACGTAGAAATTGATATTACACCTTTTCCAGTAAATGACAATATTCATAAGCAATGGGATTTCCTCACTAAAGAGTGCAAAACCCAGTTAATGACGGCGCACAGGGTTATAAGCCCTTCACTTGTTGGCCTATCTTCTGCAAGCGGATTTAGCTCTGTAGCAGACGAAATGGATATGAGCGAAAAGCAAACAATGAAGCGAGTAATAAAGCCAAAACAAGATTTTATCATTGATGGTATTACCGATATATTAAGTCAATTTGATATAAATTTAGATTTACATTTTAAGCCTTTAACAGAGGAAATTGAAGATATTGTTGAAGAGGTTGTTGAGGATAAAAAAGAAACCGTAAAACTAGCCGGCTTTGATCCAAACCAGAAAAGAGGCGCAGATGGTAAATGGGGATCAATGGGGAATCGCGGTGAGGCAGATTCAAAAGAAAAAATTAATGTAACTGATAAGCAATTAAAAGATCAACTAAAGTCGCATAACGCCAATGATGGTAGTACCTTTTCAACAGATGGAAAAGATTTATTTGGTAAAAAAGGTGCCATTTCAGTATCTACCTTTGAATCACTATCTGAAAAGATAAAAGGAAAAGATGTAACAGAACAGCAACTAAGAGATTTTATTGAAAAGCACGCTGATCTTTTAGGTGAAAATAGTGAGTATTCGATTGGTACATGGTACGATAAAAAAACAGGCACAACTTGGCTGGATATTGTAACGGTTACAGATATGGAAAACGCTTTAAGGTTAGCTAAAAAGCATAACCAAATAGCAATATTTAATCTGGAGACAGGAGAGGAAATTATGACAGGCGGTACCGGTGTATCTCTTTCATTTAATCCTAGCCAGAAGCGAGACAAATACGGCAGATGGACAAATGAAAACAATATGCACTTGATCGAAAACAGCATAAAAGATCAAAGTTTTGAAACGGCTGTGATATACGATAAAGAAGGAAACGTTTTAAAAACAGTAGATGGTGACAAGCTATCTGTTAATGTTGGAGGTATGCCACAAGAAGCGCATACTTTAACGCATAACCATCCTAACAATAGTAGTTTTTCAAGACAGGATTTGATATACCTTCAAGATCAAAAATTAAATAGGATGAGAGTTGTAACGCCTAGCGGTGTTGTTTATGAAGTTGTTTTAAAAGATTTTTCTGGTAACGAAAGAAGCAAATTTGTTAGCGATTACTGGGAACAGGCTACCAAGCTAGCTGATAAAGAGGTTGCAGATTATGCGGCAAACTTATACAAAAATGACGAAAATTTTAATCTTTATTGGAGATATAAAGAGGAAAGACTGGCAGAGGTTCAAAAACTATTTGGTAGATATTCAGATAGAAGGATGAAGTATTTAATAGAAAACACGCCGATGGGTAGTGTAATACAGTATAACGTTTATGAGTAAAAATTTACTTGATGGGCCAAAGGAGTACAAAAAAGATATAGATAATATCGATAAGATTTTGTACAAAATACTGGATGATATAAAAAAGCAAACTGTTTTTTTATCGTCTCACAATGTGGAATCTCTTATTTCTAAAGGCGAGGTTGTTGGCGATGACTGGGAAATTATAGAAAATGAAAGATGCGATGAGATCACATTTTCAGAAGGTGATTTGAATTTAATTGAATTGGCCCAAACGCCAAAGACAAGCAATAAAAAATCAAAACAAGATACGAGCTTGTTTAAAGTTAGATATCAATACGCTGGAGCTAAAAAAGGTGAACGCGATTTCTGTAACAAGGTTTTAGAATCGGACAAGGTATATCGCGAAGAGGATTTAAACGCTAATTACAACTATAATGAGGAGCTAAGTCCCTCAGGCACAGATAGTTACAACATCTTTCTTTTTAAGGGAGGCGTTAACTGTAAACACTGGTGGC